ATACGGTCAACAGCAACCCAAAGTGTGTGTACCTGACGAACAGCTACGCCCCATATTTCGCGTTCAACGCTTCCAAAGGCAAAGAGCCTCTCTGCGCCGTTATTGAAATCGACACCGACAAGCTATTCCCACTTAACCTCTACCCCGATGAGGACTTTCTAGAACAGGGAAGCCGAAAGATCGATAACCCGGTACCCGGCTCGATGAAAGAACGGACTATACACTACCGGAAGCAGCAATTCACTTTCAACTGGCCTACCCAGAATAAGGACGGTACAGACACCACATGGTGGGAGGCATCTCTACAACATCTAGGTACCTGCGCCCATAGGGGCACAATCCCACCATCCGCAATTACTAGAGCGGTGTTGTGGCCGCATCATCCAAACATAAAACTTATGTACGTCTGGGATCCCACAATCGTGATCATAAACCAGATGGTCATGGGTCATCAATATCATATCTTGACCCGCAAACTGTTTGATGGTGAGTTTACACCCGTCGAAGAGATCAATCGACTGATGCAGGAAAATCCGCAACTTCGCTGGGAAGATCCACTACTCCCAACAATCGAAGGGTGGGAAATCATCAAATGTACCTGATGGACAACATAGTGGAGATGGCTGGTCTTGCCAAGACAAGACCATTCAATCCCATCATTGCCATCTTTGGTGCTATGGAAGATAAACTAAAGGGGGCACCGAGATTTCTGCTTGATACCAATGCCATTCACACCGCGACCGAACTAACCTTTGGCCGCCCCAAAGTCCTGTTGGAGGCAATGGCTCATTGTCACATACCTTATACAAAGATGTGGGTGGAATGGGAAGAAAGCGGTCGTGAGAACCTACGTCGTAGGTTCCCAGATGCCGTGATTAACGAACCCGGCAGACCCATACCAGTACGTGTTGGGTTTTTCCTTGAATGTGAAAAAGGTGGTCGAAAGGGACAAGTGACCTGGGCATGGGAAAGCCCAATAATGGACGGGTTACAAATCTCAAAGGATCTAAACCCGGCCAACATTGCCCCAATTTCAGCTTACTTTAACCTAGACCAACGAATCAAACAACCGATCGAAAACACGTTAGGATTGTCAATAGCTAACCTAGCCAGGCTATGGACGGACAACCCAATCCAAAAGGAAGCTCTATTCCAGATTTGGGAAACAGCGGAGCATTCACCTAATAGATGGGGTGAGATGTTTCTCAACAGAAATCCACATCAAAGAGAAGCAGCCTACGCCGATGTTTATGGTGAATACATTACGGTCTGGGCGATCATGATGCTACTAACTGCCAGTCGACCCATCGTTCACTATACACCAGTAGATCAATCCAAGCTGAACAAAGCCCGCGTCAAGCGGCATGAAGTCCCCAGACTAGACCATACCCGGGTAACCATTCATCTTAACGCTGCCGAGCGCGCGCAGCAAATCCGTACACCATTAGGGTTCACCCGCAAGTCACCGCGAATCCACATGGTCAGCAGGTACTTGGCTAGACGAGGAAACAAGCACTGGATTGTCGAGCCGTATATGCGGGGCCAAGGCGAAACAATTAGCAGACACATCAAAGTAAGACAATGAACGTACCCGAAGACCACAATGACCAGGGAACGGAACAAATGCAAACACCTGAAGAGCAACTCGCCACCCTACGACTAAGCTTGCGCAGGGTGGCCGAATGCGCCAATCAGCTAGGTGCCGAGATCAGCATTCCCGACTTGAACATCCCGCCGAAGGTTGAGAGAGGCTGGAACCGCCTATGTGCTGACCTCATGGCTTGGATGGAAGAAGACGACTGGCTGATCGATGAGAACGTACGTAAGCCTAGTGGTCGTATTGGTGATCCACAATGACCAGAGAACGAATCCACTTTAGGCTGATCCAGACACCGTGCTGCGGCCAGCTACTCTGTTGGGTCAACCCACGTTTGCCGACATACTGCCCGGAATGTGGCACCAATATTTTCCGCTCCCTAAAGTTTGATGGGACTCCAATCCTCATCTCTGATGAGAATGGATGGCTAGAAATTTCCGGTGAGGCAAAATTAAAGCTTGCATTGTAGCGCAAAGCGCTTATATATAAGCTGTCAGAACGGAGACGAAAATGACCACGTACAGACTCGCCCAAATTAGCGCCTCCTGCTGGAACATCACGGAGGGCCGTAAAAAGGTCGGTTTCGTGAACAACTGCCCCAAGGGCTTTGTAGCCCGAATCGGGCAGCATTGCGAGATCGGTGCCACCGCCAAGGAGGCGTTCGATATGGTCGCCTGCAAGGCACTGGGCTTTACGTCACCGGGTGCACTGGTCCAATACAACTCGGCGGTGCGCGCGCGGAACGCCGAAGCACGTTCGGTTGCCCACCATGCAGTCGAGCAGGCGTTGTACCACAAGAATTTCGATGCCATCTTTGATCTGATCACGGGAATCAAATGATGACCGAACCTACATTCCACCTCTGGTGGCGGGAGTTCAATAAGGCTCTCAAATTCCTAGGTACACACGAAGCAGATCAAGGCGATGCTCGATACTGGTACGATGCGCAACTATCGCCCGAGACCGCAGCTCGACTCCTCACGAAGGAACGAGCTATGGAAGTGGTTAAACAGATGAAACGTGGGGACTATACAGGATTTGTAAAGTTTATCACGGAGTTACACAGAGTTGGCTAGGTCCCAGCCAAATCTCCTTCTGACGACCTGCTCCGGGCAGGGTGGGACCACCCGGTAACCGCAACCTCTTGGAGGTGCGGGGGAGACGGCGGCTTATAGGGTCGCCGTTTCCTTTGACTTTGTGCTTGCAAATCGCCGCAAAAGCGCTTATATGTATGGATGTCAGAACGGAGAGCCAAAATGACCACACTTATTCTGAACCCGAAAACCGAAGCCGAGGCCCTGGAACGGATGAAGACGTTGCCTTGGGCTTACCATTCCGAGGAGGAGGGGATGGCGTTGATCACGCAGTGGCAACAGGGGCAGCGGCAAGCTGTCCTTGAGGAACTGCGGGCCGAAATCGCCACGCATATCCAATGCAGCAACTACGCCAAGGCGGGCTACATCAAAAAGGTAGCTGATGTACTGCGGAAGGCGACGTCATGCTAGTCATCGCTGGAGGCATCCTACTGGCCTTCTTTATCATGGCCGTGCTGCGCAATCTGGGCCGCATCTTTATCGTGTTCGGCCTCCTCGCCCTAATCGGATATCTGGTGGGCCCATGATCCCTTTGATAAAGATCGGATTTACCGGCACTCAACTAGGCATGTCGCTGTCGCAGCACGATGCCCTCCGTGGCTTCCTGCTAGGTGCCACCCTTGGTTATGACAACGCGGAGTTTCATCACGGTGACTGCATCGGGGCTGATGCCCAAGCACACGACATTGCCTTCAGTCTTAGCCTTTCCCTAGTCCTTCATCCACCGGAAGATCCCAAAAAGAGAGCCTGGAAAGAGTCCCCAAATAGTCCCATTCGAATCTTCCCAGCTCTGGATTACCGTGATCGAAACCGGATGATAGTGTCCGAGACAGACTTACTAGTGGCAGCACCCAAAATGTTCAAAGAAGAACAACGTTCCGGTACCTGGATGACTATCCGGATGGCCCGAATTGCTAAGAAACCAGTGTTTATCATCTGGCCTGATGGAACATTCGCATCATGAAAGGAGTGCTTGTGACAAAGAAAACTTACATCGTATCTTGGGAGGTCGAGTTAACAGCAGCAGGACCTATCTCCGCTGCACTAGCTGCCCAAGAGATTCAACGTGATCCGAAGAATAGCGCCACTGTGTTCGAGGTATCATCAGAAGACGGAGTGACAAAAGTCGATACCAGCACACTGCCCAAAGGCCGGTTTCGTGACAGCGCCTGCTGGAAGTGCAAGGACGGGGCAAACCCGTGCGTTGAAAAAGACCCTACCCGATGCTCTTACCCACATCCAAGGAATGATTGATCATGCAAAAAATCATATAACCCGCTCTAAAACGCAGGAAAAAGTGCCCCGAAAGTCCGGGGGCATTTTTTTGTCTTTTTGATACCTTTTTTCGCTCAGGGTATTGCAATGAGCTGCAAAGCGCTTATATGTATAGAGTCAGAATGGAGACCGAAATGTCAAATCTCAGCTCAACCGTCAAAAACCTGCAGTCCCTCCCGGCCAGCGACCAGTGGGTTTCCCGCTTCGCGCTAACCAGCACCAGCGGCCGGACCTACACGATCGCGCAGCGTCGTGGCTCGGACAACTGGCAGTGCTCTTGCCCGGGTCACATCTACCAGAAGGGCCCCGCGCACCAGAAAAAGCCCTGCAAGCACCTCCGCGCTATGGGCGTCGCAGCCTAACCCCTCAAACACAAGCCCCGCCTTCGGGCGGGGCTTTTTCTCGATCGGAGACTGTCGTGTCCACCGTTATCTATGCTTTCGCAGCCAACGATAACTACCCTAGATACGTGCCGCCGCTCAGTGTCACCTTCTATTCGGGCGACCGTAATCACGCATATCTTTATCAGACCTGTGGTGGGGAGACCGCTACGCTTTGCGGAATGCACTACCCTAACAACCAGCCTGGCTATCGACGCACTCCACGTGAAGTCAATTGCTTCAACTGCCTTGAAGCTGCTGACTCACGGAAGGATGCCCGCTCACATCTTGGTGAGGATTATCATGATCACCTTTGTGAGCTCAACTATCCGTTAGCGGCTGACTAAACCAGGATAATTCAATGAGAAGATTGCTGAAGTTCATAAGAGACGTCTGGAATGACATCGAAAATGATGAGATCTATCCAGAAATAGGAAATGACGAGTACGATCCATGACCAAACTCATAATCTGCCTCATCCCGTTAAGCCCATTCGCGTGGGTACTCCTGCATCAAATCTTTTGAAAACAGGGCTTGCAATTCCCCGCAAAATGCTTATATTTACAGAGTCAGAAATGGAGACGAAAATGTTTGCAAATGCCAAAAAAGTAGCCGTTTTGCCGGTGGCCGTTAAGGGCAAGGCGCCGCCAAAGTCCACGACCACGATCGAGGGTCTGGCCGAGGTGGCAGCTCTTGACGCCTGCATGAAGGCGATCAAGGGCCTGCTCGACCTGAAAAAGGAGGCGCTGAAGTCGAGCGCGATCGAGCAGCTCATCGAGACCGGAATCGAGCGTCACAGCAAGCCGGACCACCTCTCCCTGGTTGAGGGCGAGGCCACTGGCCGTGTTGCCATCACCAAGCGCAGCACCGCAAGCCCGCTCAGCACCGACGAGGTTGAGCTTCTCGCCGAAATGGTCGGTGATGTGGTTCACGACACCGATGGCAACATCACGGCGGTCCCGGGCTTTGCGGAGATTCTGGAATCGATCCCGGCCAGCTTGCAGATCAATCCGATCTACGCCAGCAACGAGGACCTGCTCAAGAAGATCGACAAAGCTTTGAGCGGAGTCAAAGGGATCCCGGAGGATTTCGTGATCTCGGTTCCTGCCAGCAGCAAAATGGTGGTCAGTGACAGCGCGACCGATGCGGTGTTCCGCCTCCCGGTCGAGCAGGTCGAAACGGTGTTCGGTCTCATCGCCCGAGTCAGCCTCACCCCCGCGTTCAAGGACATCGGGAAGGCTTGGGAAATCGTCAAGCCGCTGCTGACCCCAGGTGACGCCAAGGCACAGGTCAAGAAGATGCTCACCGGTTCCCTCAAGGCCATCTAGTCAAAGTTAGAAAGGAAACTACGATGAAAAAGTTACAACTATTAGCCGGGATCGCCATTATGTCGGCTTTTGCCCTACCTGCTTACGCCACCGAGCAAGGGGGCTGTGATGGTTGGCCAGCCGACTTCATTGCAAAGTGCAGATCAATACTACAACCCAACGTCCAGAAAGTGGATCCAGTACCCCAATCCGAGTATTCGATGCCAGACCCCGACCAGGTTGTTTGTAATCTCGCTAACAAATATGCCGGGGACGGAAACGCTATTCAAATGGGAAATTATTTATACCCAACTAATCGAATCCAGATGCGCTGCAACGAATTGTCCGGCAACGATCCCTATCCCGTTCGGGACAGCATGAATAGACTAACTCAAGGGCGTCCTTTTCAATGCTTGATGGGATTAATCCTTCCTAACGGCCGGCTGACAGACCCCGATCCGATTGCAACATGCAAGGTTCCTCCCGACCAAATTCTCGGTGCAATGTGGTTTATCGCCGTAAAGTGGAGTTACGCCAGTGATTCCTGGGTGAAGAATAACTGCTCGCTTCGGGTGCCTCATGGCATTCGTTGCGAATACAGACTGAATAAGGGTGATAATCCCTATTGGGCGGAATTCTTCTAAATCCTAAGCTAGGAAATATTGTCATGCACTACCCAATGTACCGCTACCTTTATCCGCCCCGGCCAACTACGGCCGGGGCACCCTCAACTCTACACAACTACGAGGCAAGCGGGTGGTTGGGCCAAGCAAAGATGAATGGAACGTGTACGACCCTGTACGTTCGCCCCGATCAGTCAAACTTCGCCATGGGCCGCGCAGGTCCTGCCAACAAGCTCATCTGGCAACCCGGTGACCGGTGGAATGCTTTTCAGAAGCGCCTATTTCCAGGCACAGGGTGGTATGTGTTCGTTGGCGAACTACTGCACTCCAAGGGTGTCGGCGTTCGGGACACGATCTACCTCCACGATTTGCTGGTTGAAAACGGCAATTATCTGGTCGGCGTCACCTATCGAGATCGGATGAGATTGCTAAAATGGCTTTGTGACGGACATGACCATAGCCAGCGGGAGATCCATCATACACACACCGTCATCTGCCCTGGAGTTTGGCTAGCCCACAGCCACCTGCATTCGTTCACCGAATGGTTTGACTCCATCCGAAACATGCCAGGCAAGCCCCCGGTCGAAGGGTTGGTTTTCAAGGACCCAGATTCGAAGCTCATGCCGTGCGGCAGCGCGACATCGAATGTCAAGGGTCAGCACAAGTGCCGGGTGGCGACAAACCACCTGAGCTTCTAGAAACGGCCTCAAGGCACCTCTAGTGCGGTGTTCGATTTCCGCTACTATGCGCCACGGACACCCACTTTCGGCTGCATACGAGCTGTATGAGAGATCGATTTCTACGATGTAACACCTTGATTTAGCTTGCGTAAAAGAAATTAGCTATTTCAGCTTGAGGTATTGCATTCCACCGCAAAATGCTTATATGTAAGCGGTCAGACAGGAGTGCACAAAATGACCGAAATCGATTTCCTCGCCTTTATCGACGCAAATGTTGACGCAATCGATCTTGACATTGACGACGAATTTTGCGCTGTGTTTGCTGCGGACGTGAAACGGACGGCCGTATCCGAAGCCACAAAAAACGGTCAAACCGATTGGGAATTCGCCATTGAGCGCGCCGAATATTATATCGAAGAGCCCTTGGACCTAGCGCTTGCGCTGCGCTTTGAGGACCCGATTTATCATCCTACGCTCCATTAGCCAATTAGCTAATTAGCTAAGGGGGTAGCAAAAGCGCTACCCCCGTCCGCCTGAGCAGGCACCGGTAAGTCCATACGAAGCCGATGAGAATCTTTTTCAATTATTTTCGCACGGGCTATTGCAATTCAGCGCAAAGCGCTTATATTTAGAGAGTCAGAAATGGAGATCAAAATGTTTTCGAATGCAGCCGATGTCAAAGCCTACACCCTCGCCGGTAATGCCACCCTGACCCTCACCAGTGAGAAGACGGGCGCGCGGTACACGTTCAAGGTCAGCCAGGCCAAGGACGACGACGGGGCCCCGAAGGAGATGTGGTTCGTGGGCCTGCTCGTCGGCCCGGACAACTACTCCGACTACCGGTACATGGGTGTCCTGGCGGGTTGCCAGAAGATGTTCAAGCTCACGGGCAAGTCGAAGTACACTCCGGACAGCATCCCGGTCAAGGCGTTCGAGTTCTTCTGGAACCGGATCGTCGAGGAGCGGATGCCTCCCCAAATGGAGATCCGACACTCCGGAAATTGCGGTCGATGCGGCAGGAAGCTCACCGTTCCTGAGAGTGTGGATTCAGGCCTCGGGCCTGAATGTCGGGCAATTATGGGGTTGTAATGCCACGGGATTATAGTAAAAGACGATCCTTCAAAGGAGATCAAAACCCGAACTGGAAGGGTGGAATTTCCACCCTTCCGGGGGCATGTGCAAATTGTGGGAAGGCTATCGATAGCCCGATTGATCAAGCGAAACAGGAAGCTCTAATTTGAGCTTGCAAATCGCTGCAAAAGCGCTATTATAGCTTGTCAGTAAGGAGATTTCGAATGCTTACCCGGATGATGAACCTCAGCACCAGCGATTTCAGCTATCGTGGCGGGTCTTTCTCACAGGAGATTTCCACTCTGCAGTTGCGCCACCCACTGAGCCCGGTGATCGCCTTAAAGTCCGACAAGACCGGTACGGTGGTGCGGTACAGGCTGCACCACGAGGACACCGACCGGGATGGCGATGTTCTGGCCTGGTATTACATGCCGGAGCCGGTGGACGTTAAAGCCCATCCGGAAGCTCGGCGGACCGACATTGTGATCTTTAACGACTAGGTGCCACATGAAACGCAACCCCATTGCCCGCGTCGTGCGGGCTATCCGGCCTAAGGTTAGGCCAAGCGGTAAGCGCTATCAGCGCCGTCCGCGTAATCGTAAGAGAGGATCGTAGTTATGCCTAGACCACGCCTAAAGTACGCCAAGGAGGCACGCCAGCTCTATTACGTATCACGTACTGTCCTGCATATGAGTCGCCGTACGAGAGCCGAGGACTATCACTACATCGATGCCGAAGCTGTCACCGGTATCTGGCGCCGTAGTCAAGGCAGACCGTTAGCTATTGTCGGTTGGGTATGCGAAGACTTGGGCAAGCCCAAGCTCAACGCGCTAATAACCGCTAAGGCTCGTAACATGCCGGGACCGGGCTTCTTCTGTGCACCGGATTGGTTTCGTGAACCGATAACTAACGCTGAATACCCGGCTTATATCGAACGCGTGTTGGCAGAGCAGGACTACCCGGACTTGCCGCTAAGTGTCTTCGTTGCTGCCGATGAAGCGCAACAGCAACACTTCGCCGAGTACCATGCCGAGATGGTTGGGACGGAAAATGACGATGAGTAAATCACACACGATCTCGACATTCAAAGCCGAAAAGGCCATGTCACTTGACGTCTTACTTGAGCTTGCTGAAAAGCAGGCTCACCATATGCTATTGGTGGAGCGTATAAAACAGCTCGTACCTGTATTTGTTCTCGTTTCCCCACGGGATGAACTGTCCATCATCAGTTGCCCGTGGGAGAATGACACGGAAAAACAGATCATGCTTGCAGCCCTCAGAGAGGCAGCCAAGGGGATGCACGCCGTTATGCTCTCCAACCTATCCGAAGCCTGGGTGTCCCCATCTTACGGACCCGGCGTTGATCTAACAAAGACAACACGCCCAAGCTTACATCCCGAGAGACGGGAAGTGGTTATTGCACTGGCAACCGATGGGACCAACACCAAGTCTCGAATCTTCGAGATTAAGCGGGACTGGAAGGGTAAGATCAGTCAGCTGATACCCGAAACAACCTCGGATGACATGGCCTTTGCTGGTCAGCTTATCGATAACATCTTACCCATTGGAGGAAACGCCTGATGGCTATCTCCAAAGACGTAAGAGAAAACCAAAAAAAGGTGACAAAATTCGTTACAGACTTTAACCTTGCCGGGGGATCCGAAGAAGGTGCAGCATTACTAATGATAACTGCCGGCACAATGCTTGGATTGAGCAGGAAATTCACCAAACAAGAAATAGAATTCTTTGAATTCACAATGTGGAAAATCTTCGCCGACGAGTTCAAACAAGCACGTTATGTCAGAGACGAAATCATCAAGAGAAGGATAAACTAAAATGGGTATCTTTGGTTGGTCCTACCCACCCGGTGCAGCAAACGACCCTAATGCACCGTATAACCAGACGGATGACGGTCCCTGCAACGTTTGTGGTCAGCGTCTTGATGAGTGCATTTGTCCTGAATGTCCACTATGTGGTGACGTCGGTGATCCGAGCTGCTACATCGACTACGATGAGGATCTGACCTGGACTCGAACCGACATGCCCAAGCCACCACATGGTCTAGTGCGGAGCTTTGCGCAGGTGGCACTTCTGGCAGAGGCCGAGCGTCAGTGGGCTGGTGACATAGATGCGGAGAATGCCCACTGGGATGCACGAGCTCTCGAGTGGGATGAGGAGATTGACAAATGAGCATCTTTGACGAAGTCGATATCGGAGGGATGGAGGAAGAGGAAGCTCGAACCAAGTGGTGCCCGTTCGCGCGTGCCAAGGCAAATGATCTCGATGTGGGAGAACAACCATTTACTGCCAATCGAAAAATGGATGGGGAACCCGATCAGTGGTGTCTCTGCATCGCCTCCCGCTGCATGGCGTGGCAGTGGATCGGCTGGCAACAGCACAAGGACAAACCAGAAACAAGGCACGGCATGTGCGGCCTTGTTAATAGGTGAGATTATGACCGATGAAGAAATCTTTCGACTCTTCAGCTCCATACAAGCAGACATCGGCATAGTGCGCCAAGAGCAAGAGTTTGTAACCATCAGCCTCAGTCGACTCAACATCAGCCTGAAAGGTTTGACTGACGAGATGATCAACTTCGGCCACCGCATCGACATCTTGAATCGGCATCTCCAACGGCTTATCCGTTTACAGACCCAGTAAGTCCATACAATGATTTGAGGTGCTGTGCATTTCAAGCTTGCAATCGAGCGCAAGAGCGCTTATATGTATAGCTGTCAGAACGGAGATGCACAGTGAACCCTATCAAAGTTGAGAAATCCGGTGCCCGGTGGATCGCGCGGTTTGCGTTCGATTGGGCGACCAAGGACGTAGTTAAGGCCGCCGGCTTTCACTGGGATCCGACCACGAAACTGTGGTGGACCGAGGACGTACTGGTCGCGGCCAAGCTCGATTCGAGCGCTGCGGACCAGGCAAACACAGCCATCGCCAGCAGCTATGCCACGGGTGCCACCGCCCAGGTTCCCGTACCTAACGGGCTTGCCTATCTGCCCTATCAGCTTGCCGGCATTGCCTATGCCGCCAGCAAGCCTGCCACCCTCATCGGGGACGAAATGGGCTTGGGCAAGACGATCGAGGCAATCGGGGTGATCAACCTAGACACTTCGATCCAGACAGTCCTTGTGGTCTGCCCCGCCTCGCTCAAGGTGAACTGGGCGCGGGAGATGAACAAGTGGCTGGTCCGCAAGTTCTCAATCGAAATTGCCAATGGGACTTTCCCGACCGGCAATATCGTAATCATCAATTACGACATTCTGATCAAGCACCGCGCAGCAATTGACGCTCGTAAGTGGGACCTGCTCATTGTCGACGAGTGCCACATGGTCAAGAATGAAAACGCCCAGCGGACGAGGATCTTGCTCGGTCACGAAGACAAAGACCCGGCCAAGGTCGTCAAGCCAATTAGCGCCAAGCGTAAAATCTTTATGACCGGTACTCCGATCGTAAACCGGCCAAAGGAACTGTGGACTTTGGTCCATGCGCTCGATCCTCAGGGTCTGGGCCGGCACTTCTTCACATTCATGAAGCGCTATACCGAAGCCCATCACAATGGGTATGGTTGGGACTTTAATGGTGCCTCAAATCTGGGTGAACTTCAGCAGCGCCTGCGCAGCAAGTTTATGGTGCGCCGGTTGAAGTCAGAAGTTATGACCGAAATGCCAGCAAAGCGCAGGCAGGTCATTATCCTCCCGCCCAGCACCCACTCAGGGACGGCCATTGCGGCTGAGCTCTCGGTGTACAAACGCTATCGTGATACCATAGAGGCCGCAGAAGAAGCCGCGCGGGAGGCACGCGCGCAGGGCGACAAGGATGGGTATAATGCCTCCATCCGGAAGCTGCATGGTGCGAACAAGATCGCCTTCGAAGAGATGTCGCAAGTTCGACACGATACAGCGGTCGCCAAGATTCCGAACGTCATCGAGCATCTCAAGGAATGCCTTGAGGCCGAGGACAAAGTTGTGGTGTTCGTTCATCATCACGATGTGGGCCATGCTCTGCAAGCAGAGTTCCCCACCGCAGCAGTGGTCACCGGCGAGACGCCACCTAATGCGCGGTCGCAGCAGGTCGACAAGTTCCAACACGACCCGAATTGCCACCTGTTTATTGGTTCAATCCATGCCGCCGGTCTTGGGCTTACACTGACCGCCGCTCAGCTGGTGATCTTTGCCGAGCTGGATTGGGTGCCTGGTACGATCAGCCAATGCGAAGATCGTCTGCACCGTATCGGTCAGCAAGGTTCGGTCCTGGTGCAGCACCTGGTGTTCGATGGATCGGTCGATTCTATCATGGCCCACACCATCGTCGAGAAGCAGGAAGTGATCGAGCGGGCTTTGGACGCGCGCACCCCTCAGATCAACTCTCATGCTGCGCTTGCGCAGGTGGCAATCAACCCCAGGGAAAATAGTGAAGGCGTGAGAAAGGCAACCGAGATTGTCTACCAGCGCAAGCTCGATGACGGAATTCCGTTCTGAATGGACTTACCAGAATGACAACCAAAGCTCAAAAAGATGCTCAGGAAGAATACTGGGTTACGAAAGACGGCAAGAGGATTGCTGTTGGCGATCTGGACTTAACCCACCTGCGCAACATCGTTAGAAATATCATTAGTAGACGAAGATACGCTGAGCTATGCCTCAAGCGTATCATGGAAATGGAAGATGTCCTTGGTAAACAATACCAGAAGGACTTAGCCGATCCTAACTGCTACTTCTCACCACTTGGTAGGTTTGGCGGTCCAGGTTTAGCTAAGGAGTTCAAGAAGTGATGAGTGACGAGGACGACCCGGCGGGCGATGCGCTCGCGCTCAGCCGCGACTGCCTCGGCTCGGACGACAGCGATAATCTCCGCGAGCCACTCCTCATCCATTTCATCAGGGTCGTTGGCGAGCAAGGCGCGTGCCCGATCCAAATCGTTCGCATGAACAACCGTGCTGGTCATGGCCGCATCCTCACAGTCGGCTTTTCAGCGGCGAATTTCGTATCGACGACAAAGCCGCAGATCGCGCAACGCTTTAACGTCTCGTCTGGCTGGCACGCGTCGCCGCTGGCGAGCGCCGACAAGCAGGGCGTTTGATGGCCCTCCCTATCGATCAAAGCGGCGGCACATGCTGCCACCATCGCGTCGCGCATCGATATTTTGCGGATCACCGCTTGCCCAAATTCGGCGAGCACAACGTCGACGATCCGCTCCGCGCGCGCCGTTCGGTTGCGATTGGATCGGTTACTCACAACTACGCCTTCCAGTTAGTGGGTCCACCTCGCACGAATCCCCTTCGTATACCGGTGGGTCCTCGCGCTCTGCATCACTAAGCAGGCTGCCCCGCTTACCAGCGCTGTTAAATGTGGCGCAGCCCTTACCACCATTCTCCCACACTGTTTGATAGATCGCCTTAAAGTCCGCCCAAGGCATCTTTCGACCATCCATATTCACTGTCTTGGAAGCAGCAGAGTCTAAGTGTGGTTGTGCCGCCAACAGGACTTTGAGATGCTCATCTGCGGTAACATCTGCAGCCAGCTTTCCCCTCACCTGCAAGAACTTAGCCCCATAGTCATCAAGCACGTCGATCATTGCACCGGTGGGTGTATTGATCGGACGCTCTTGCCGATAGGCAAATACAGGCTCCAGGGCAGAGCTTACATTGTCAGCGCAAAGCGAGATTGTGCCTGTGGGTGCAATAGAGGTCAGATGCGAATTGCGGATTCCCTTCTTTCTGATGGCATACTGAACTTCTTCCGATAGACGCTTAACGTGCTCACCTTCAAGATAACGCTCCGCATCAAACAATGGGAATGCACCCTTTTCCTCAGCAAGATCCGCACTTGCCAAGTAAGCTGCCTCTTCAATAGTCTCCAAGACAGCAGATTCAAAGTAGCAAAACGCTTCAGACCCATAGGGGAACCCCAGTGCCTCACCAGCATTGGCAAGTCCTGTAATCCCAATCCCCATCCTGCGCTTGGTGATAGCCTCCCCACGTTGCTCTGCCAAGGGATAACGAGTCTTATCAACAACATTATCCAGTGCCCTAACCACAGGTGGGACATCCGCCCTTAACCTATCAGAATCAAATGACCATGGTGACGGGAGAGTATCAAGTGAGTTCATCAACCTTAGTGGCTGCCGAGACAGATACTTGACAAGGTTGAACGATCCAAGCAGACAAGCACCAAAGGGTGGCAAGGGTTGTTCACTACAAGGATTAGTGGCAGCAATGATCTCGCAGTAGTACAGGTTGTTCATGCGGTTGATTGTATCGATAAAGACTACACCGGGCTCACCCCAATCCCAGGTAGACCGCATCAGGTTTTCCCACAGTTCCTGCGCATCCACGTACCGATAAACTTTACCACCCCAGCGCAGCGCAAACTCACTACCCTTTGCTACCGCTTCCATAAACTCATCAGTTACTGCCACGCTAATATTGAATCCCACCAACTTATCACGATTATTTTTAGCATGAATGAATTCTTCGATGTCGGGATGATCGATCCGTAGGATTCCCATTTGAGCGCCTCTCCGGTGCCCGGAGGACGCAGTGGCAAGACATACAGCGTCATAAATGTGCATAAAGGAGACAGGTCCAGAAGACTGAGATTGCAACTTAGCAACCAATTCTCCTCTTGGACGTAGAGTTGAAAAGTCGTAGCCAATCCCACCTCCCATGCGCATCGTTGCTGCCGCTTCATGCGCCCGGTGCATAATAGAGCCCGGTCCTTCAACATAGGAGTCAGCTATAGTCCCTGACACGTAACAGTTATGAGCAGTAACGTGCTTGGAGGAGCCCACAGCGGACTGAATCCTGCCACCGGTGAGGAAACGCTGGTCTAGGATAACCTCTCTAAACTGATGATAGTGGTTATCCGAGTCCTTTAGACCAAAGGCCACTCGATTCATTGACTCACGAAAGTCTTCACCGGGTGATCGATACTTCATTGCATGAAGACGATCAGCAGATTCAGTTTGTGGACCCATTGGTTTACTCCTTTTTAGACTCTAGTCGTTCTAAGATCTTCTCCCAGATTTCAGAGTCAACCTTACGGAATATATTGGCGAACTCGGTGCGCTCGGCGATTCTCTCTTCCGAAACTGCGTCTTGATAGATCTTCCCGTCGATCGCCCGCGCACTGATGATGTGCTCCAAAGAGATAACGGCCTCGCCCTCCACTGACGGTATCCGCATTTGTTCGGTCTCACGATTCTTAAAGCGGACACCAACATGGGGTTCAAGCTTAGCAAGCCAGCATTTGGCCGTGTCCATATCCGGCATCACCAGATGATGCTTTACGTTATCCATTTGAATTTCAAGAATGAACGCCATCTATTCCTCCACCTCTTCTCGTATCTTGAATGTGACGTTATGCTGTTCAATCAACCCAGCGATGTCATTAGTTACATCAAACTTCTCCCCGGTGACAATGATTAGACCATTTTCTTCTTCACGGTATGCTCGAGTCGCGTAAAAGCGACGAGACAATGGACTAAAGAACACCCGGATGGGTTTAGGAGGATTTCTCATCTAACACATGCCGAAATGGTTCAAGAGACTTATCTATCCGACGCATTCTTTTAACATTGTGATCAAAGCACCAAAGCCGAGACCAATACGTTCCAGCAGGCTTTTCACAACCCTTTTCAATACATGCTTTACCCGTCCAATAGAAGTCACTATTGAATGGATCTTTTGGGTCTTCGTAACGGTTCATCTGTTTACTTCATCATTCTTTGCCCAAGGGAACACCAACCAATCATCTGGATCCACCAGCTTACCATAGTAATGACAACCGTAAGGAATCTTGGAGAACAATGCGACGTAAGTAGCGTGTGGGTAGAAGTTTTGCAATTTTGCAAAAGTCGAACCCGTGTCATAAACGTCATCAACAACTATCAAATCAGAGTAATGAGACATAACATAACTAATCTTTGGATCAATACATATCAACTCCTTAATATCAAACTCATAGGCAAGCATTGAACCAGGAACTAATCCACCACGATATACCGGCATGATTATACTTGTAGGCTTTACAATTGAATCCTCTCGCATCTTCTTAATCAAACGATTACTCGCGTGATCAATATCAGACCAGAATAGATTAACCTTCTGTCGGGTGCTCGTCAACTGACTTCTCCCAGCACTTGGTATGATATATCGAAT